CGTCGGTAAGAAGTTTTGTTTGAAAACTAACTACTTTGTCAACGATGAATAATCCAACTAGTGCCGTTAATAACAAAGATACGTAACGTGTTAACCATACTTTTGTTTTTAATTTTTCGCCGATATGTCGATTAACATACCAAACGAATGCGGCAATAAACAGGAGCGACAGTATCACTCCTGCTATCATTACAATTCCGCCAGCTTTATACATGATTATTTATCTCGTACGCCTTTATGGTCGTCAAATTTATCTAGAATTTGATTCAACAATTTTGCTTTAATAAATCCAGCCATCGATGCATTTTTTAATGCACTCATGATTTGAAATACAATAAAAGGTATCAATATAGTTTCACTTAACCAACCAGTACCTTTATATGCATCTTCAACTGACAACAGTACTGTTAAGAATGCACACCATACTGCTGCTGTTTTTAAAACTTTAATTGCTTTACGAGTTTGAAATCCTTCGCGTTTTATTCCTGCAATCACGCCAAAAAAACCATCGATGAATACTACAGAAATCAATGCCAAGTATTGATCATAATGATTCATTGTTAGGTTAAAGAAATAAGTACAAATAAAAGTTAACATAGTCGATAACGAAAAATATATTGCAAGTACTGTTGTTTTCATTATTTAATATCTGTTGATTTTAACAATGTATAGTTAAATGTATTTCCATGTGCTGCTTTAGCTTTGCGACAAATAGCCATAAACTCTTCGAAGTCTGCTGAACGTTTAAATACTTGACATCCTTCTGACCAATTTTCTACATATGTCGAATCCGCGCCGGCTTTATGAATATTGATACCAAATACTCCTTCTTGGATTTTGGTTTCATCGTACTTCATATCTTTGTTTGGATCTCTAAATACTTTAACTGGTTTATTTTGTCCTAAAGCTTCGTATTTGCCGGCATGAAGTCTCATGATGTGTGACCCGATATATTGTCCTTCTACTAGTCTAGCAACTCCAGCTTTGTTACCATATTGCATAACACCTTTCGTTCCAGGATCGGTAGTTGCTGGCCATATATGAAATTTCCAAACTCCTTCTAGTTTATAAGATAACGTTAACCAATCATCAAACAAATTTGTTACTTTTTGTCCGGTATCTGCATTTCGTATTCCGATGATATTCAATTCATAATCTTTATCACCGAACCATTTATATCCTTTAGCTTTGATTGCAGTCTCGATTTGTTCTCTAGTAAACTTAGTAGCTTTTGCAGGAGCTGCAGCTTTCGTTTCTACTACTATTCCCATTTTAGCTAACGTAGCTGGTCCAACTACTCCATCGGGAGTTAAACCATTTTTAGTTTGCCACGCTTTAACTGCTTCTTCCGTTTTAGGTCCAAAATTACCTACTTGTTCTACTCCTAAAACTGCTTGAACTTTTTTAACTAGTTCGTTGTTGTCACCTCTTTTTAGTACCATAATCAATCTTTTTTCTTTGTTATTACCATGTTTATTTTTTTTGTTTACTTCCAGGCTCATGAGTAGCATACTTGATACCCATGATCGTACCTACTATTGAAAATGCGTTTGTTAGTAATACACTAAACATATTACTCCAAGTTGATCCTATTATTTGCGTGTCTTGCTCTGTTATAATTGCAACCCAATATAATAGTGTTGTTACAAGCCCAACTCCAACTATAACAGACAAGGCAACTTTTACAATGATTTTTATTAGCTCACTCTGACTTTTTTTCATCATTACATCTAAGTCATTCAAAGCTGCATCCTTTTCTAATTCTATTGCATTCTTTAGCTTTTGTGAATTGTCTAGTTCTGCCTGTAAATTCTTTGTAAGAGCCTCTATTTTTGTTTTATTATTTACAGCTTCTGTTATATCAGTTGCAATCTTAACTACATCTGTAATATTCCCTTTACTATCAAGTACGGGGTTATAAGATGCTTGTAGATATACAATAGAGCCATCTACTTTTCTTCTTTCAAATACTCCATCAAAGTATTTACCCTTTCTTAGATTTTCCCAAAACTTGGCATACTCGTCAGATTTAGAATACTCATAGCTTACAAAAACACTGTGATGCTTACCAATAACTTTAGCTTTTTCATTGGCTTTGTATCCCATCGTTTCTAAAAATATAGAATTAACCTCTGTTATAAAACCATCTGTGTTAAAACTAATAAGAGCTGTACTTCTGTTGATTGCATCTATTTGTTTTTTACTATTGACAATTGCACTAATGTCAGTCGCAACTTTCATTATTTTGGTTATTTTACCACTTTCATCAAAAATAGGGTTATAAGTTGCTTGCAGATTGATAAGACTTCCATCTTTTCTTCGTCGTTCAAACTCACCTTGATAATACTTTCCGCTTCTTAAGATATCCCAAAACTTTTCATACTCATATGATTTTGAATAATCTTCACATACAAAAATGCTATGATGTTTACCGATAAGTTCTTCGTGATTGCCTATACCATAACCCATTGCTTCCAAAAAAATGTCATTAACGCCTAATATAATACCATTAAGATCGAAATAAATAAGAGCATTACTCCTATTAATTGCTTCTATCCTGCTTAATAACTCTTCTTTTGATAGGTTTTTCATTGCGATAGTCCTTTCAATTTTACTTCAAATTAACCTATTTCTTCGTCATTATTATTTTGTTTAGTTTCTCCTCCGCCTTTAGCAAATTTTTCTAGACCAGCTATACCTAAACTTCCCAATGTAACAATTACAAATGAATTGTAAATGTATTCATTTAAACGAAGTTCGTTTCCAAATGCGCCGGTAACTAAATCAACTATCATAGCAATTGCCATTACAGCAAAAGACATGAATCCGATAATAGTTTTTTCGTTGTAATCGTTAGAGTTTTTAAAGATTTGTTTAAAGTTTTGAAATGCCATACTTTTCCTTTTTAGTTAGTAACTTGGCGTAACTTTTTAAAAACTTGTAACTTTAATATAAATATGGTACTACTAATTAAAGACCTAGTTGTTCTTTATATTTTTCAATCCAGGTAGGTAAGTGTCCTTTTGGAATCCATCCTAAAATTTCTTTTGCCTTAGAATTATCAGCTAATGTTGCAAATGGTTCTATACGAGGATTGCCGTAAGTTTTTTCTCCACCCATCATATCTGCTACTTCATTAACTGAATAGTTACTTCCATTTCCGATGTTGAAAATTTCTCCATTTAATGATTCCGAATAATTGGCAGCTAACCAATTGGCTTCAACTACATCATCTACATAAGTAAAGTCTCTTCGTTGATTGCCATCATTGGTAATTGTTAATGGTTGCCCGTTTAACAATTGTTTTGCAAATATTCCCATAACCAAACAATAAGCACCTTCGGTAGACATACGTTCGCCATAAACATTAAAATAACGCAATGATACCGTATCTAATCCATATACTTCGCTAAACATTTTACAATATTGTTCGCCAATTAATTTTTGTAAACCATATGGGGACAACGGATTGGTGCCATGGGTTTCTGGAGTCGGAAAAATAACAGTATTCCCATATGCAGAAGATGATGCACTGTAAACTACACGTCTAACTTTTGCACGATGTGCTGCTAATAATACTTTTAAAGTACCTTGTACATTCGCTGTATTAAATGTAATCGGATCTTCAATTGAAGGTTGTACGCGTGCTAATGCTGCAAAATGAAAAACTACATCCGCTCCTCCGAATAATACCGTTAATTCATGTATATCAATTTCTGCTAAATCTTTTCTATGAAATTCAGCTAAATCATTAACGTTCTCAGCTTTGCCGGTTGATAAATTATCAATTACTAATACATGGTATCCTTCGTTTATTAAACGATCGGTCATGGTAGATCCTATAAATCCAGCACCGCCTGTTACTATTGCATTTCGCATATTATTAAATCTTTTTCGTATGTTTCTAAATGATTAATTGTTACTTTTAAATTTTCTAATTTAAAGTCTCCTACTTCTCCGGAACTTTGTATGATTTCTGACATCATTTGAATGTATTGAAAATCTTGTTCCGAAAACCGATTTCTATCGATTTCAATAACGATATCATTTTCTGCATTTGGATCGTTGTATCCGATACAAAATACTCGTTTTGTTAAGTCAAATGCCGTGTTAGATTGTTCCTTATCAATGTAATGCGTCGTTAATACTTGCATATCATCTTCTATGTATATTCTATCACACCATGGTTCTAATGCTTCTAATAAATATGAATTGCAATTTTTAACAACAAATGCTATGTTATATTTTGGCGGTATTATAGGTTTCATTAATGTATCGTGTTTACAAAAGTGTCCCCATTTACGAATAAAGTTTCGAGTTGATCTTATATTCTGAGCTTCCCATTCCGGAGAATTTTGTCCTGGGGTTGTTAACGTAGGATTAAATCTACTACCTCTGCAAGTCATATGATAAACAAACCCTTCCCATGTTTGTATGAATGAAACTCCATTTAATTGAAATCGATTGAATATATCCGAATCTTCCTTTGACTGCGGAGCATATAATGGATCGTGTCCTCCTATCTCTTGGAAATCGTATTTCATGAATGCCCATGGAGCAAATATACCTTCAGTTGTTTTATCATCGTATACGATATCATACTCCATTTCTAAATGATGTAGTAATTTATCTTCATTAAATTGTTCCGGTTCAACTCCACAATTTAATAATACCTTTTCTGGTCCAGGTGGATGTAATGGAGGTTCGATTCGTGTTAATGATACAATTTTTTTGGAACCAAT